AAGAAAATCAATTTGAAATTGACGGAAAAGTTTTAGGCAAGTATCAGTTAATTTCTAAAATAAAATATATAGTCCATAGTCACTACATGCAAGATTGTCATCCAAGCAAGCTTGATAAAGACTCGGCAAAAGCATTACAGATACCATATTTAATCGTATCATACCCAGATAAAGGAGTAGAAATATATGACCCACGTTAAGTTAATGGGAGAACTCGGAGAAAAGTTTGGAACGGACTGGCATATGGCTACGTCTAGCTTTCGTGATATATTTAAACTGATAGATTGCCAAACCGAAGGATTTCGAGACTATATTCGAGAAAGCGCAGATAACGGAATCGATTTCAATATTATAAACGGAAAAGATTTATTAGAAGATGGATACTCAGTGTTATTAGAAAAACCTGAAGATCTTGTAATTATAACACCAACAGCAGCTGGAGCAGGAGCAAGCGATGCACTCAAAGTAATAGTAGGAGCAATACTATTTTTTTATGGATATCAGTATATAGCAAAATATGACTGGGCAAGAGAAGCAGCTACTACTACAGAAGCAGCTACTTCTGCTACTACAACTACAACAAGTGCAGGTGCAAGTACACAATTAAGCACATACGGAAAAGTAGCAACCTGGGGGGTACAATCTCTTGGTGTCGGACTCGCAATGTCAGGTGTTATTGGCTACATGACACCAGAAAGTCCTTCAGAAGCAGGAGACAGTTATCTCTTTGACGGACCACAAAATAATACAAAACAAGGAATACCAGTACCTTTACTTTATGGGGAACTTATAGTAGGAGGAGCACTTACCAATATTGGATTTATAGATACTAAAATAAATTACCAACAAACAGGATATACAATTATATCACCTGATTCAAGTTCACCTAATGGCTCATATGGAGATCAAGGACAAGACGAAAATGGACACAATAAAGCAGGTGGCGGTGGAAATGGAGCATCGGGACAATTTAAATGAAAAATTTAGGTAGATTTTACGATTTAACAAATGGTGGGCAAGCACAAGGAGCAGGATCAAGTTCATCCATAGTAAATAATCCAAATGAGTATCAAACAGCTGTTGTGTATGATCTTCTATCAGAAGGTCCTATTCAAGGACTTGTAAATGGTACTAATTCAATATATCTAGATCAAACAGCAGCAACAATTGGTTCTATTGGAACAAAACACAATATTGCAGAAAGTCTAGACGTTTCATTCACAGCGAGTTCTTTAACTGTTGTAGACAATGTAAACAGCATGTTTAGTGGTCTATCCGTAAATGATGGAGACAGATATATAAATATAGCAGGGGCAAAGAAAGCTATTACTGGCGGATTAAGCATGACAAAGGGAAGTAATACTGTAACTGCAAGTTCAAGTTTTTTTAACTCAAATGATGTTTACATACCGGGAACTGTTGATGGAATGAAACAGTTTGTAACTGTAAAAGGAGCAGGAGTAAATGGAGGAGTTCTTCGCTCAGAAGTTATTGCTTTTACTTCAGCGACTTCTGTACAATTAGCCTTGCCTGCCTCAACTACAGTATCAAATGTAGACGGAACAGTAGATAAAGTTGGAAAAATAGCTTCAATTACAAATACAACAACAGCAGTCATATCAAATATATCAGCGCAAGGAACAGATGCAAGAAATGTATCAAATGTTACTGCTTTTACAACTACTCCAAAATTAAATATTACAGATACTCCTATCTATAATCATGGATCATTTCAATATGCTTTTATGAATGGATATAGAGATCAACCCCTTCTTCAAAATTTTCCAGGTATTGGAAGCGCTTCAATTGTACATTCTGCAAATACAGAAATAAATCAAACAGATCTATCTTCTATAACAGGAAGTCAAAGTAATATAACAAGTGGAGGATATCATTCAACAACTGGAAATGCAACTGCATCTCCTATTACAATTTCTGCTAGCACAATGGGTATAAGCAACCAGCCCGAAATAGACAAACTTAAATTAACTTTTAAATTTCCAATGATGCTTGCAAGTAAAAAAAGCTCTGGAGATGAAGCTCCTGCACATGTTGAGTTACGAATATTTTTAGGATTTAAACGAGCAGGAGATTCTTCATTTACGGAAGTACAGATATTTGGTCCAACGAATGCACAAATTAGTGCAAGACCTACAGGCAGAAGAACTTCAAATTTTAGAGGTCGTTTAGGAATGAATACTGGATTTGTTGAAGCAGAAACAAAAGCACCTTTCATTGAAACTTTTACAATTAACATGGAAGAATTTCAACCTTTCTCAGATTTTCAAGTAAAAGTTGAAAGAGTTAATCCTACAAATGCACGACACGGCGACTACGACCATAATAATCCTTGTACTTTACAAACAATTGAAGCAGTAGTAGACGATAAACTTTCATATCCTTTATCTGCTTATGGTGCTCTCATTTTTGATGCACAGTCTTTTGGAAAATTACCTGTTCGTGGTTATCATGTTCGAGGAAGATTATTACAAGTTCCTACAAACTATTTTCCCCGAACAGAAGGAAATAGAAGTGTTGCAGGGTATGATAGAAATGTAAGCACAGGAGTCGACGAAAATTCTTATCAACAATGGGATGGAAATTTTAGAGGAGATAAATCAACTTTTAATGGAGCTCATGTAAATCATCAACCAGTTTATACAGATAATCCAGCATGGGTATTTTATGACTTAGTGACAAATGATAGATATGGAGTTGGAAAATATCTTGATGCTTCACAAATTGATAAATACGAATTATTTAGAATTGCAAGATATTGTGATGAGCTTGTAAGTGATGGAGAAGGCGGAACAGAACCACGATTTACTTGTAATCTATATCTATCTCAAGCAGCGGAAGCTTTAAAAGTATTAAAAGACGTCACAAGTATATTCCGAGGAATGATGTTTTGGCTAAATGGTGAAATACAATTCTCTCAAAATAGATTTCAAAGTCCTGTATATACTTTTTCAAAAGCAAATGTAATTGCAGGAAAATTTGCATATACATCTACAAAATCTCAATATAGAAGTAATCAAGTGAGAGTAACATGGAATGATCCAGATTCTATGTATAAAAAAGCAGTAGAAATTGTCGAAGATACAAATAATATACTAGAAACTGGAAAAATAGTTTCAAAAGATGTTGTAGCATTTGGATGTACATCAAAAGGACAAGCACATAGATTTGGTAAGTGGACACTTCTCTCAGAAATTATGGAAACAGAAGGAATTAGTTTTGAAACTAGTTTCAATGGTGGATTTTTAAAACCTGGAGATGTAGTAAATGTACAAGACGCAGACAGAGACCATATACGATTTAGTGGAAGAACTTCAGAGAGTAATACTACTACTACAATCAATGTAGATAGTGCCATAAATTTATCAAGCGGTAATACTTTTGAACTTTCAATTGTATATCCAAGTGGCGGTGCATTTCTTGGACAAGAAAGTGCAACAATTAATAGTGTTTCATACATAAGAGGAGACTATATTCCTCAAGCAACAGTGGGTGGAAGTTTAGTAACTCTTGATACAAGCGCAGAGGTAGCAAATGCTGTCGATGATAGTGGAAATGTATTAGTACTAAATTGGAATCCAAATAGCAGAGTTGAAACTAAAACTATTTCAAGCACAGGAAGTTCTGTAACTGCAATACAAGTATCAAGCGCATTCAGTAGTGCGCCTGCTCAAGATATGCCTTGGGCAATCAAAGAAATAAAAGCAGACGGATCTTTAGATGATGGTTCTGCAAAACAATATTTAATTACTGGGGTGAATGAGTCAAATAAAGGTCGATATGAAATAATAGGAATAAAATACGAATCAAGTAAATTTGATTTAGTTGATAGAGGATATAAATTACAACAAGATCAAACAATCAGAGCGCTTCCTTCTTATACAGATGAAGTACCCGTTCCAAAATCCGTAACTTTATCACTAAAACAAGACATAAATCCTAGTGTAGAAGATGATACATCCGTAACGGGAACTGCAAAAATTATAAGACTACAATGGCAACATCCAACAAGTATAAGAACAGATAGTTCAGGAAATGCTGTTAACTCTATTTATGAACACTTAAACTACTACGAGATAGAACATAATGCAAGTGGCAGACCTGTTTATGAAAAAATATTTGCGACAAAAGATACAAGTTTTATAGATATTCCATTAACTTCATATGGAGTCTTTACTTTTAGAATCAGAACAATAAACACAGAGCAAATGAAATCAGCAGTTGTTCAAAAATCTATTGAAGTAGGTAATCAACAAGCATTACCAAGTCCAACACAAATTGGAAGACTGTTCCCAGGTGGCTCACTTAATGCAGGACTTAGTATTGATTCAAGTACTGGAGTCGCAACAATTAGTTCTTC